CGTCTTGGTTCAATTTGCAGGTTGCATAAATAAGGTATCATTGGAGATATTATGCCGTTATACGATTTTGAAAATAAAGAAACTGGCGAGAGGTTTACCCTCATGCTTACAATAGCCAACAAACAAAAGTTCCTAGAGCTGAACCCCGAGGTCAAGTCTATCATACTTGGCGCGCCATCTCTTGTAGCAGGAACGAATCACCTAGCAAAATTAGACGATGGCTGGAAAGAAAACCTTTCCCGCATCGCAGAAGCACACCCAGGATCCGCACTCGCGGAAAAACAAGGTGGACGGTCTACCAAGGCAGTCAAAGTTCAAGACCTCGCAAAGAAGCACGGCTTGCGAAAGAAAGGGCAATATAATATGGATCTTTAACCCTCAACCCAAAGGAGACATTATGTCATCCACTTTTGCGCATGTAGATAAAAACATTTCTGAGATAGACTACTACATTGATAGAAGGCAAAAGAAAAAAGAAAAAAAGGCTAGTGGTAGAATTCGACAACAATCTGGCCTGACATTAAGGGAAATATCACCACTTACAAATACACAGCGAGAAGTCTTTAAAGCATACAACAGCGGATACAACACCGTTCTACACGGTTGTGCCGGCACCGGTAAGACATTCCTGTCTGCCTATCTGGCCATTCGCGATATCATGAATAAGGTGGATCAAAAGCGACAGCTGATTATTGTACGCAGCGTTGTACCTTCACGGGATATGGGGTTTCTCCCTGGTTCCGTAACTGAGAAGGCAAAGATCTATGAAGCACCATACCAAGCAATCTTCACCGACCTATTCGGTAGAGGTGACGCTTATGAAGTTCTCAAACAAAAACAAAAGGTAGTCTTCACAACAACGTCATTCGTACGAGGTCAAACTTGGGATGATGCGATTGTCCTTGTGGACGAATTTCAAAATCTTAGTTGGCAAGAACTCAACACAGTAATTACACGCGTGGGGGAAAACTCCAGAATCATATTTTCGGGTGATGGGAAACAGGACGACCTTACTAGCGAGCGGTATAGCACTGAGTCAGGCGCAGCAAAGTTCATCAAGATATTGAATAAGATGGACAGCTTTGCTTCTATTGACTTTGGGCCAGATGATATTGTGCGCTCAGACTTTGTTAGAGAATACATCAAAACGTGTTACGAAATGGGCATATATGGAGGATAAAAGGCTTTACTTTTTTATTGTACTATAGTATAATACACTATTGATCAGGATTTATATTATGTTTGAACACAAGAAACTGTCGTTCCAGGAATTGAACACCGAAACCATTAAGGGTGGTCGTTATTATATTACGCCGAATGGTGCTTACCCAAGTATCACTACGGTTCTCGGTGTTCTATCAAAACAAGGAATAGCTGAGTGGAGGGAACGAGTTGGTGAAGTTGAAGCTGACCGTATCTCCACTCAAGCTGCCCGCCGTGGTACTAATGTTCACCAGATGTGTGAGGATTATGTCAATAATGAATTGGATATCAGCAAGTTCAAGCCGCATGAAAAGGCGATGTTCATTCCGATTAAGCGTGTTCTTGATGAAAGTCTAGGCTTGGTATATGCCCAAGAGTGTCCACTCTACTCCGACTATCTTGGCATCGCGGGTCGCGTTGATTGTGTAGCTGAGTATAATGGTCGCTTGTCTATCATAGACTACAAGACTGCTGGTAAACTGAAGAAGAAAGAATGGATCGGAAGTTACTTTCAGCAGGCTTCGGCTTATTGTGTGATGTTTGAGGAGCGGACTGGTATTCCAGTCGACCAGATTGTTATTGTAATTGCTGTAGAGAGCGAATCTGAACCACAAGTATTTGTCGAAAAGCGCGACAACTATATCGGAGAATGTATCGAAACAATAGCAAAGTATAAGGAAAGTCTCGATGGCTAAGTGGGAAGGATATGGTAAATGGGAAACTGAAGGGTTTATGTCATATAACCCGATCGCAATGAATGGCTGGGTATTTCAAATATCTACATTAAACTCGGCGGTGATGGTGTTCGCGATCAACTACTATACTGAAGAAACTGAACTGATCGGATTTAAGGATATAGATTCTGCTAGGGAATGGATTGACTGTGTGTTCGATCAAGATGGCGAGGATTACTTATGATCAAATCAATTATACTAGCATCAGCACTAATTGCTCCAGCAGCGGCACAAGGTTATAGCGATGAAGAAGTTACTTGGCTTGCCAAGAACGTATACTTCGAGGCACGCAATCAAGGGATAGCCGGTCAGATAGCGGTGGCGCAAGTTACCTTGAACCGTGTTGATGATAGAAGGTTCCCTAATACAATTCGTGAAGTTGTCACTCAAGGATTGACTAAGAAGTCTTGGCGCGGAATCATTTATCCTATCAAAAACAAATGCCAGTTCTCTTGGTATTGTGATGGTAAAGAAGATAAGATATCCGATTGGGGATCATTCAATAAGATCAAAAAAATGTTATTGACTTATACAGCTAGTAGTAGTATAATTGATATAACTGAAGGTGCTACGCATTATCATGCTGATTATGTTTATCCCGATTGGGCTGATACTAAAACAAAAACTATAGAGATAGAAGATCATATCTTTTACAGATGGGAGTAATTAATGGTTGAGGTTATGACTACAGCCAAGTTTTCTAATATAATCGAGAATGTGGTAATTGATAAGCGTATCGGTTATATGGATGCGGTATGTTGGTGGTGCGAAAAGAACGAGATGGAAATTGAAGTCGCAGCTAAACTTCTCAACACAGTCATCAAAGGTAAACTAGAAGTTGAAGCGCAAGATCTTAATTATCTTGCAAAGGGCGCCAGACTGCCTATTTAATTATGAGTGAGACTATGTCAGGATTTGATTGCTACAAAACTTATCTCGCGGTGAGTCAACATTTCACGCGCGAGTCTTACGACTATTTTAAATATAATGGTCAGGTAAGAGCAAAAGAAACATCTTATGAAGTTAGAAAGGATAAGTATTTTTTCGAGAAGGCTGCTAAGAAGTTTAAGCGCGATGACTTTGTTAAGTTCTTAGTTGCTAACTACAGTCAGAATACAGGCAAACCTCCATGGATTGGGAACCTTTTAAGTGCACCGAATGATTTGATTATGAAGTCGTGGAAGAAAAACACTGAATCATTATCGTACAGATTCTCTGAGGATATGGATTATTTGTTTAATGTCGAAGAGTCCTTCAACGACTTATTCACTATGAATGATGGTTCACATCCTATCATCTATCGTCACTATGCTCAGAATAAAATCTCGCTAGAGACCTTGGTGCTTCTCAACGAGCTGGTCGGCTTTAATAAATTGTGGAAGAGGTACGATGACATTGTACTTAATGATACAGTTTTTCTGCTGAGCAAATACACGCCGTTCCTACACCGCTTTTCCCCCATCAATAAAGATAAACTGAAAAGCATAGTTTTGAAAACGTATAAATAAACTTAATACACCGCATACAAAAAGGTTGACTTGCTCCTCAAAAGCAAGTATAATAGAAACTCAATATTATGATATATTGTGAATAAACTTAATATAAACTATACAGAAGGTAATACAATAATGGCATCATCATTTGCATCACTCAAAAAATCTCGTAGCAGCTCTCTCAACAAACTCTTATCTGAATCTACTAAACTTTCTTCTGGCAGTCAGCAGAAGTCAGGCGACGATCGTTTCTGGAAACCAGAAGTCGATAAGGCTGGTAATGGGTATGCTGTACTTCGATTCCTGCCCGAACCAAAAGGTGAAGATCTGCCTTGGGTTCGTATGTTCGATCATGGCTTTCAAGGTACTGGCGGCTGGTATATCGAAAACTCTTTAACAACTATCAACCAGAAAGATCCCGTCTCTGAGTATAATTCTATGCTTTGGAACAACGGTACTGATGCTGGTAAAGAACAAGCTCGTAAGCAAAAGCGCCGCCTGTCATATATCGCGAATGTCATGGTCATTAAAGACCCTGCGCATCCTGAGAATGAAGGTAAGGTAATGCTCTATAAGTTTGGTAAGAAAATCTTTGACAAACTGAACGAAGCGATGAACCCTGCGTTTGAAGATGAAGAAGCAATCAACCCCTTTGACTTCTGGGAAGGCGCTGACTTCAAACTGAAGATCCGTCAGGTTGAAGGTTATCGTAACTATGACAAGTCTGAGTTTGACTCGCAAAGCGAACTGCTTGATGGTGACGACGAAGCTTTAGAAAAGGCGTATGAATCTTTGCATTCTCTTCAAGACTTTGTCGATCCAAAGAACTTCAAGAGTTTCGCAGAGTTACAAACTAAACTCAACCGTGTTCTTGGCCTCGGTGGTGTTCCAGTTACTGGTAATGCTATGGACGATGACGGCACTGACGAGATTCCGTTTGAGCCTGTGGCTAAAGTCGCTGCTGCACCAACTACCCGAACTGCTTCTGCGCCGGTTGAAGAAGAGGATGAAGATGATTCATTGTCGTTCTTCGAGAAACTTGCTGAAGAAGATTAATAGTAAGGTAACAACAAAAAGGGGCACTCTTCGGAGCTGCCCCTTTTTTTATACTGCCTTACTGCGCCTTGCTTGATTTGCTGTTCTGCTTCTACCAGGAGATACTGATACCATAGTCTGACTATTCATGCTTGTAGATGATGGCGCGTTTACAGTTGTCGGAGCATTAGTCACAACATTTATGCTTGCTGCGGAAGCAGCTTGAGATGCTGATCTTCCATTAATTTCACTACCAGCGCCAATACCAGATTCAGTTCCCTTTCCCTCAACCTGTTCGCGAGCTTCTGCAGGTTTGGCTTCAGGGCGTTTCGAAACGTCTTCGATACCTTCACGTTCCTTCTCCATCTCGGCCCTTCTCAGAGCATCATTGGCAAGTGATCGTTTAATAGTTCCGGCTTTCTTACCTTCCCGTATTTCTTCCTCGGTCAGATTCTGCATCCCGTCTTTGGTCATCACCCCAACTTTCACCGGTGGCGCTGGTTGATTTGCGGCTCGCTCTTTCTCGACTGCCTCGCGCATCTCCTTTTCTTTGCTTGTCTCGAATCCGAAAAGGCTTTTCACCCAGTCAACCTTATCGTTGAACCAATCGCCGACACTTCTCAATACACTTTCCAAGCCATCAACCAAACCACTAAACACTTCTTCAAAGGAGAAGCCGTCAAGCATCTCTGAGAAATTCTCAAATCCAAGTTTGCTCGCGAGCCACGAAACGGCATCTTTGAGTAAGTCTAGCGGTTTCATGATGAGTCCGTTGAACAAACCTTTGATTGCTCCCATCACACCACCAAGAAGACCACCCGCTTCGAATCCATCCATGAACCCTGTAACAGTATCTACAATACCCATGATGATTGTGATTGGCAAGAACAACTTCCCAAGAACAGAACCAAAGCCAGCTGCGAATTTTGCTATTGGCGCAAAACCTTTGCTTATGATTCCAAATACTTTACCGAATGTCCCACTCTTTCCAAATAGACCACTTATCTTTGAGCCGATATTCTTGAAGAAATCTCCCATCGCTATAAACGGCTTTAGCAACTTATCAATAGGAACATTTTTCGTGGAAAAGGTTTTGGAGAATTTCGACCCTAGATCTTTAATGAAGTCTATTGCTTTGACGAATGGTTTGGTCAGGTTTCCCTTGAAGACTTTGTTCAGAAAAGCAAACTCAGCCTTTAACGATTTGAAGAATCCTACCAGCGCAATAACTGGAGCGGCAATGATGCCGAACAGCATACCAACACCCATACCGCCCTTTTCGCCGAGACCCTTCAACCCTTCAAGAAGCGATTTTCCCATCGACTTTATGCCTATGGATATGCTTTCTAATGCTGTTTGTTGTTCTGCCGCGACAACTGCTTGTTCTGCTTTGTTCTCTGCTTCTACAGCTTTGTTGCCTTTGAAGACGCCAGTAATTCCTTTTGTGACACTTTCAGAAAACGCTTTATTATCTGCGGAAATTCCTGCTTTAACATCATACAGGCCAGATTTTACACCATCAACAGCAGTAGAAATACCGCCGAGCAATCCTTGTTGCGTTTTTTCGAATCCAGCTTCTCTTTTGCTGTTATCTGATTCTGCGGCAAGAATTCCGTCTACGATTTTTTGAGATGATAAGAATCTTCCTTTCTCATCACGGTCAGCAACTCTCGCTGTTAATTTTCCTTGCCTATCAAAAAACGCATTTACATTCAATCCATACGCATCAAGACTGGCCTTTAATGCATCTGCTTGCGCTTTTTGGGCTTCGGTGACTTCCTTATTTGCTTTGAGAAGTCGCAGTTCATCACGTGTGATGCCAACTGTTTCAGCTAGACGCTTCTCTTCCTTGATCTGCGTCATCTTTTGCCCGACAAATGTTTTGTCAAACCCAGCCTTTATTTTCTTGAATGGATTGATGCTATCCATCTGAGACTTGGCAAATTGATTCAAGGCCATTGATGTTTTGTTAAATGCCTTGTTACTATCCGAAAAGATTTTCATCTGATTGGCCAGCTCTTTGCTAGCTTCAGTCATTCTGGCATCTGACTCCATGGATCCTTCCATGGCCTTCGTGACTAATTCCGGTAGTTTTTTATCTTCTGCCATCTTACTTACTCATTGCCTCTTTAGCATAGAACGCCGCAACAATTGCTGCGACCGATACGAAATACGTTGGCGCCATAGACCCTAATGTTTTCTGCGCTTCATCCAGCCCAGCCAAAGATGCCAGAACTACCGCAAATGGATATAGCAGCATACCAAACAATGCAAACCAAGCCATCTTCCTTTGCGCATCTCGCATCGCATCAGCATCTTCCAGTTCTTTCCGCTTGAACTCGAGGTGCATCTCTAACTCTTCTTCAGTGATAATTCCATCACCATTTATGTCTGCCGCTTCTAGTGAAGATCCTGCTTCTATTTTCTTTCCCATCTGATTACCTATTCTGTTTTTGGTTTTCTTCTTGTTCCTCGAGGTAATTTCTCAGAAGTGTAACATATATGTCACGCTCGAACGGTATCATTTCATCTAGTTCTGACAAGCTATAGTTGTGGTGTTGCATCAAAGCAAAGTTTAATTGGTACATGTTCGCTAATGAATCGTGTACCATACTTACATAAAAAAACTTGTAAGTCCCTCCAGCTTGAGGCTATCGTCTTTACCACATTCCTTACATGTCCATTCAATTTCATGGCTCAACTTTGGCGAGTTCTCGAAGAATTCTGTTATCTTCTTAAACTGCTCTGAACTTAATTGTTCAAGCCAGTCAGCCATTTCTTTCTTTGTGAAATCACTGTATACATTTTCATTATCGTAAATAAACTCAACGCAATCAATAATAAGATTGAACATATCTTCTGACGAATCAGTGTCCAAGCCTTTAATATCGTTGATGCCAGCATATCTCAACTTAATGCCGACATCGCCGGTCAAGTGTATCTTATTTTCTGGCCGTTCTTCAGTCACGTTAATATCGTCAATGTTAACTTCTACATCAGTACGGTGTTTACATTCGCCATCTTTATGGCTCATTCGCAACTCTATAACTTCACCGACAGACTTGCCTCTCAATTTAAGAAACAAGTATTCAATATCAAACGTTGCCAGTTTAGTCAAATCAATGCCTTCTTGCAGGCAGTTGTTGAGTATCGTTATGATTGCGTTGGTTATCTCGTTTTGATCATTTCCCTCAAGAGCCATCAATAGAATTTTTTCTTCCTTCACTAGGAATGGTCTATACTTAATTTCCTGACCAGTTGAAGGTATCTTCGTAAAAAATTCAGGTGCCGTTAATGATGGTAATGCCATAATATTCTCCAGTTATATAAAATAATTAAAATGCGCTTCTTATCGCAGCAACACGTCCAAGTGTGCCGCCGACATTTGCGCTTATCGATCCAGTCGCAGTTGATCCTGATATATTTCCAACACCAGGAATTCTAGCGCTTCCGCTTATTCCTCCTGGCCCAATACTCAAAGAGAAGCCAAACCCTTGCTCTGGCTGATCTTGTTTTGTAAACTTACACTTATAATTTCTGTATGCAAAAGTGACGCCAAGTCTGGCGACACCTTCCTCATTCCAACCCATTGTGATCGGATTAATGATTAAAGGATATGCTTCATTTAATGTATGTAGCGCACGCAGCTCACCAGTCGGAGAGTATTGTCTGATCTCGATCGTTCCCGCATAGTTGTCAAAATACTTTGGATTGAACGTGTTGGATGACGTTCTGCTGAAGAAATAATCATTGAACGCTCCAGTATTTACCATTCTATCTTGCCAAATCTCAAAGTATTCTTTTTCGCGCATATCTTCGCTGAGAAGAAACTGTACTGTCACATCGCCGTATGTCTGGCCATATGCAACCTTATTTACTGGACCATAGTTCTGGAACTTGTGTTCTACTGAAGCTATACTTCTTCCAGGAATGTCCACAGATTCTGCGCGATACATTAATTCGCGCTCGTCCATGAAGTCTCCGAATCCATGACAGATCACTTCATAGTGAGATAGTTTTGCGACACCGCTCTTATTGATTGAAGAAACCATGTCGTTTACGTTAAATGCCATTAGATCATTTTCCTGCTGTCTGCCCAAACTTTTGTTTTCTTTGCCTTCTCAAATCTTTCTGTCGGCAGGAATAATGCCGTATCCCACTCAGTCGAATTGATCTCGATAAACTTTGAGCGGACATGTTGACTCAAATAGTGTTTGAATGTCGGTTTAAAGTATTTGAACTTACTAGCACTATTTAGTAGATCATACGTTAATTTCAATTTGGTGCTTTCATCGTATCTAGTATTATTTGTCAAGTCGTACAGACCATCCATCAATTTCGCTCTTAGTTGCGGTGGAAGGTAGTGTAAATTGATACCATAGAACCCGCCTTGAGCTGGACCAACCATAAAGATCAACGGAAACTTATCGTAGTATGGTAGAGTCTTAGCGCCTTTCGGCTCATATTTGAAGTGATACATCCTACCGATCAAGACATTAGACTTTCCGGTGCTGCTCCGTATGATGTTGTCCGGATAAACTGCCGCGCTTCTTTGATCTCTCGCCTTTTCGCGATACCAATCTCTGGCGCCCTGCGTTCGCGCTGGGACTTGCCCTTTACGAATACCGGTCAATAATATGTCGTCAAATATGCTGGCGATGATAGTAGCCTCTTGTTATCTACTATTTAGTCTTTTTATACAACTCTTTTTCGGTGAGAATTTGAAACTTCCAATTACGATCTTTACAATACTCAATCGCTGCTTCCCACTTCGCCTGATTCACCCCCCACGTCTTCACCTCATTCAAATATTTTTTGGTGAGACGCTTCTGCGATTTCGGCGCATGTGTTTGGGCGTATGGTTTGACTTCTATCATTATTGTTTCTTTATTTTTTGTTCGAATTACAAAGTCAACAAAGTACCGATGTTTCTTTCCATCAATCGGAGATCGATAACCTATGGGGAATGGTTCAGAAGCCCACCAGTGTATGTCTGGGTTCTTATCAAGATAAGACATTACGTGCCTCTCCCACATTGAGCGGTACGTGATATTTGAAGGATCGCCCTTATACTTCTCGGGAAACTTACATTGATATTTACCTTTATAAAAATGCGTCATCACTTCCCTTATAAATAGTTCATCTAAAGCATTATTTATAGGCAAAGCTGCATGGCAAAAATAAACCTAAAACAACTAACTGTAGCTGGCAAAAGCGCAGCAGGTCAAGTTGGTGGAAATTTAGAGAACGTTGCTGGAGCCGCCGGACAAGGCTCATTCTCAGTTTCAGCTGGCCCTAATGGTATTTCTATCAATGCTAACTTCAACGAATTGATAAAAAAAGAAACGACAGGTAATAAGATCGTATCGCCAGTCAATGCGCTGTACTCAAATCCGAAAGTGAAGAATACAATTGTATTTCCGCGCGACTTGACGAACGAACACTATGTCATTTTCAGCGTGATGAACCGTGATAGAAAAGATCGAACCAAAGCGCCAACAAAAACAGCTATCCGAAATATAGTTTTGCCGGTGCCTAATAATCTGCAAGCATCTTATGGCGCGCAGTACGAAAACGAAGGTCTTGGCGCTCTCGGCGCTGCAGCGGCTGGCAGGCTTTCGGCATCGAACCTCGGCCAAGGCGTAAATGATATTGGCGAGCTTATATCGAAGAAGTTTAATGCTGCCACCGGTTCTTTGAAATCTGGAGATTCTGATGGTATGCTGAAGTCGGCAGCGATACTTGCGCCAGTAGCAGCAACCGCAGCTGCAACCGGTGGCGCAGGATCTGTCGCAGGTGCGCTAACAGCATTGGGAACTGGCGGATCCGTCCTTTCTGGTGTTGCTGTTGACGAGGGATTGGCGATCAACCCACACATGGCCGTATTGTTTAAGGGTGTTGACTTCAGAGAACACCAATTTTCATATAAGTTCATTGCTAGAAATAATATGGAATCTGATATAATTCAAGAGTTGATCGCGGTGTTGAAGTATCACATGCATCCCGGATATACTGCCGGAACATTGGGATTCACATATCCAGATGAATTTGAAGTCACCTTTGCTGATGCCATCGCATCTAACCTTTACAAAATTGGAACATGTGTTCTTAAGTCTTTGACCGTGAATTACAACGGAGAAGGGTTTCCGCTGTTCTTTGAAGATACTGGACAGCCTGTTTCGATTGAAATCAATATGTCGTTCCAGGAAACTGAAATTATAACTCGCGAAAATTTAGACACTGGATATTACACACCAAAGTCAGCACAACCGAAGGGTAAAGCATAATGTCGAATTACTTTTCATACTTCCCAAAAACAACGCACGATCTTACAAATCGCGGACACAATATTCAGCTAACTAATTTGCTGCGTAGGTTTAAAATCCCAACATCAATATCTTCTCGCGCCGGTGTTTACTACGACTATGACATTCAAGAAGGCGATCGGCCAGACACCATAGCAGAAAAGTATTATGGCAATGCGAATTACGCTTGGCTTGTTCTACACTTCAACAATATTAGCGATGTACATTTTGATTGGCCCCTTTCTTCTGTAGATTTTGAAAGATATATCACCGGAAAGTATGGCAGTATTTCAGCGGCACAGTCGCAGATTGAAGAGTACAGAATATATTTGTCGCGTATTGAAAGCGGAAGTAAGGTTCCCGCCACATCCGTAGTTCTTTATGATGGAACTGTTGTCACGGAACGTGTTGTGGTTGTTGACGAGTCTACATACAATTCTACAGCAGCAAATTATCAAAAAGCTGCTGTGACAAGTTACGATTATGAAATTGAAAAGAACGAAGCCAAGCGAGCAATCCAATTACTCGACAAAAGATACTTGAGTAAAGTTCGCGATGAAGTTGAAGATATCTTAAGGAATGGCGTTTAATGTCTGAAGAAGGGATCTCGGGATACAGAAACCCTGGGGATATTGATGTTCGGAAGTTCACTCTAGTTTCAGCGAGCGGGCAGATCATCGATCTACAATCATTGGTTGTAGACTTCAGCGTGTATCAAAGTATATTTGAACATTACATTCAATGCGATCTTGTGTTGAATGATTCTGTCGGATTGATCAATACGTTAAGAGGCGATAAAGACAATAATATTCAAGGCGGATTTACTGGCGGCGAAGTTTTAATTGTATCATACAGATCGAACGATGAGTCTTTAAAGTATAAGAACCACTTCTTTTCTTTGTATGAGCTTACCGACAGGAAAAGAATTGAGGAAAGAAGCGAAGCATATTTCTTATCAGGAATTAGTGTCGAAGCATACCCAGCCATGTCAAATAAAATTTGTAGAGCTTATGGCGGAAAGGCTGGAAACATAATATCCAAAATGGTAAGCAGTATTGTAGACGAATATGTTTACAACGAAAATATCAAAGCCTTACACTATAACTACAGAGAAACAGCTGGGTTTCGTCAAATAAAAACTAAAGATATTGACGAAACTATCGGATTACAAAAATACATTATACCGAATTTAACTGTAGATGACACCATCGATTTTCTGGCAAAGGAATCGGATTCGCCAGACCATATACCATATTATATGTTTTATGAGAATAGCTCTGGGTTTAATTTCAAAAACCTCAGCAACCTCATCAAACAAGATGTTAAAGAAACGTTCACATACCTACCGTCAAACGTAGCCGAAGGTAAGAACACCGCTCAAGACGAAAACTTTGACAGAACAAAAATAATTATGTTTGATGTTATCAAGCAAAGTAACCTCGTCGACAATATGCAGGCTGGATTGTATCGCTCCAAGACAATACATCTAGACCTTCTTCGTAAATCCAAACGCGAAGTTATATTCGACTACGACGCCTATGCGCCAAAGTATAGTAAACTCCAACCATATAAAATTCCAGGCAAGATAGATTCTATTCCTCTCGTCAGGATGTTGACGACAAGAACTGGACATGACACGGATCCATTTTTTGCCAAAGAAGCGCCTGTCCCGAAGAAGTATGGTGAGGTTATCGCGCAAAGCGATTCATACGAAACGCACATATTCAACACAATAGTCGAAGTTACAATCCCAGGCGATAGCGAGTTGGATGCTGGTGACATAATATATTTGAGCATTCCATCTGCCGCAACCACAAAAGACCAGGATGGTGATGAAGATAAATACCTGAGTGGAAAGTATCTAATTACCAAACTTCGGCATAAGATGCTTGACGGTAATGATTCTTTCACAACTATTCTAGAATGTGCCAAAGATACAGGCACAAAGATTTAACAATACCGGAGATATAATATGCCATTGCCAGGATCAGATAGAGATTTAGCCCACAAAAAGTTTTTGTCGGAAGTAGCCGAGCCAGTTCAAGAGAAGCCAGTATTCCTCCAGGAAATCAAAGAACCGACTCATGAGTATGAAGTTCTCGTTGAAAAAGATACGAAGAAGAAAAGTAAAGGCCGCTCCAAAAAATAAGTCATCATCTCAGGGTAACTAATGAGACAATACATCGGTAGAGATGACTTCACTTGGTTTATTGGAGTTGTTGAAGATAGGAATGATCCTGCTCAACTCGGGCGGGTGCGCGTTCGCACATTCGGATATCACACCGATAATAAAGATCAGATTCCGACAGAAGCATTACCTTGGGCGACACCAATCAACAGTGTCGATTCAGCTTCAATCAGTGGAGTTGGTACATCACCAACCGGAATGGTTGAGGGTACATGGGTTGTTGGATTCTTTATTGACGGCGATCGCGCGCAAGAACCTGCGATCATAGGAACATTAGCTGGCGCACCATCTGCTCTAGCTGAAACGACTTTGGGCTTCAACGATCCGAATGGTGTATATCCAAAATACATAAACCAGTCTGATGTTAATGATCGTGCGCGCGGTGTCGCCCAAGCTGCGCCGCCAGTACTCAGTTCGACCATAGCAACTCCTGACAGTCCATATGCGCCGACTTATCCATACAACCACGTCAGGTCTACCGAGTCAGGCCACTATAAAGAATACGATGACACCCCAAGCGCGGAACGGATTAAAGAATTCCACAAAAGTGGGACGATGTATGAGGTTTACCCTGACGGTACAAAAGTAACACACATTGTCAAAGACAATTATACTGTAGTTGCTGGTGAAGATAAAATTCACGTTAAAGGTAATGTGACTATATATGTTGATGGTGACACTAACTTGACAGTTTCTGGAACTACCACAGTAGAAACGCCAACTACAAACTGGACTGGCGATATAAATTTGACAGGAGATATTAATATCACAGGAACATCAACTGCTTCTGTGGACCACATCTCTTCAGGAATATCTGGTAAGAGTCATACTCACAAAGATACTCCAGGACTTGGCGCTGGTACTACCAGCAAGCCGCAATAGGGTGATTATGAATGTCTAAGTTTCTTGACGAATCTGGATTCACTATGAAAATTGGTGGCATTGAAATTGCCTCCAACACAACACCAGGAACACTAGAAGGTCAGCTTGTGTTTGGCGACTGGGTTATTGTCAATGAATCAAGCGAATTAATTTTCAAACTGAATAATGTTGAAAAGATGCGCCTGAACACTGCAGGTATTGTTGGTGTTTCTGAAAGTAGTTCTTATCAAACATTCACATTCACATCAACAAATAATGATACACTCTTCAGTGGCGCTGATCAATTTGGTGTTCCGCTTTCTTACACTGTAGGAAGTGCCGCTACATACTTGAATGGGATTCGGTTGGTTGCTAATACTGATTATACTGCGACCACTGGAAATACTGTCGTTTTTCTTGAGCCTACTTCTAATGGTGATATAATTACGGTAGAAACATTCTAATCAACTCGTATAAATAGAGTATCAATTGGGTCGTTTATATTAATACTTAAAGGGCGACATTCTTATTATACTATATTATTGGAAAAAGTAAAGGTTTTTTTATGAATAATCATGACAGTTTAACAAATTTATTTGAAACATATAACACCGAAAGTCAAAAGTTTGAAAGCGGTAACGCAGCTGCTGGCACAAGAGCAAGAAAGGCTCTGGCTGAAATCAGCAAACTGTGTAAAGATAGGCGCAAAGAGATTCAAGATTCTAAAAACGCATAAAGTAGAGAGTTATGGCTGGCAAGACTAAAACGAAAGAAATCTATAGTGATTTGGATTTGGGCTTTTTTGCCCATCCAGTCACGCAGGCTGTAACGCGCAAAACTAATAGAGAAGCTGTTCGCCAGGCAGTCAAGTCATTAATCTTGACAGATTATTATGAGCGACCATTTAATTCTGGTATTGGTTGCAGTATTCGCTACTATCTTTTTGAACTTTTTACACCAGCCACTAAACAAGCAATGGAACGCGCCATCCGTGAGGTAATTTCCAACTACGAACCTCGGGCAGATGTCATAGCGGTGATGGTTGAAGAAAAGCCAGATGATCATGCTCTTGTCGTATCAATAGCATTCATGATAATCAACGATCCAGATCCAGTCATCTTAGATGTCATACTAGAAAGAGTCAGGTAATGTCAGCAAACACATACTTACAAGTATCCGAATTAGATTTTGATGAGATCCGTTCAAATCTAAAAACCTATTTGAGCAGCCAAGATCAATTCAAGGACTATAGTTTTGAAGGGTCAGCTATGGCTGTTCTTCTTGATGTTCTTGCGTATAATACGCACTACAATGCATATTATCTGAACATGGTCGGAAACGAAATGTTCTTGGACACCGCGCAACAAAGGGATTCAGTCGTTTCTCGCGCAAAAGAGCTCGGCTATGTTCCTGTATCTTCAATCGGCGCAACTGCTGAAGTCAATCTGACAATTACTGGCGTTGCTAATACAGTAACCCAAGTTACAGTTCCGAAGAACTCAAAATTTACAACTACTGTTGATGATGTGACATACACATACGTAACGCCAAATTCGACAAAAATTGCGGCATCATCTCCTGGTGTATTTACTTCTCCAGTTGTTATCAAGGAAGGCGAGCCATTATCGCATTCTTGGACAGTGAGCGCATCTAATCCTGTTCGATATATTATCCCAAACGCTGGCGTTGACACAACTAGCATTACTGTCAATGTTCAAGAATCTGCTTCAGACTCTACGACAACTGAGTTCACAAGAGCAACCAATATCGTTCAAGTATTCTCAACTTCGCCAATTTATTTTGTTGAAGAAGCGGCTGATGAAAAGTATGAAGTGATCTTTGGTTCTGGTTCTTTGGGCCGTTCTTTGAAAGCTGGTAATATTGTCAAGGTAGACTATCTTGTGAACAGCGGAGAAGCGACTAATGGCGCTGACACTTTTAGTGTCGACAGTTTAAATATTGGAACTTCATATACATCTGCAGTTATCTCGTCGGTCGCCGCCAACGCACTTGGTGGAAGGCCACAAGAGACAGTAGAATCTATCAAGTTTCAAGCGCCGAGAAATTATCAAACGCAGAACAGAGCAGTTATTGCTAGCGATTACGAAAGAATACTTCTTTCCGAAAACCCCGACCTACAGTCTGTTATTGCGTATGGCGGCGAGCAGGCAACACCAGCTGTGTACGGTAAGGTGTTTATTGCTGTTAAACCCTTTGGGGAAAAGTTTGCTACCGAAAGCAGAAAACAATCACTCAAAAGTTCAATTTCCGACAGAACACCATTAGCTGTTGATCCGATTGTTATAGATGCAGATTACACATACATCATTCCGACAATAACGTCATACTATGATACTACAAAATCTTCTTTGAATAATATTGCCGTTGAGAGTAATATTAGAACAGCAGTAGAAACTTTCTCGACCAACAACCTTGGCAGGTTTGGCAATAAACTCAGATTTTCTAGATTCGTCAGATCTTTAGATGATACATCTGAAGGATCTATACTTAACAACGACGCAATCATTAAAATTCAGAAGAGAATTACGCCAAATACAAATGTTGCCGAGTTAGTTACTTTGCGCTATAATAATCCTATTCGCCCAGGAACATTAGCATCAACTGAATTTACATACAATGGATTCTCTGCGTTCCTCGGAGATAATGGTCTTGGTGTTGTGAGCATATTCAGGTACAGTGACACAAAGGAACGAATAGATATTGTGCCGACCGCTGGCTCGGTCGATTATGATTCCGGAATTGTTTCTGTTGAAAACTTTTTGCCATCAGCATTTTCTGACCTGGAACTAAAAGTCAGCGTCACACCAGTAAACTTAGATGTCATACCAGTGCGAGAGCAAATCCTTATATTGGAGTCTGCTGACGCTGTTATTAATGTTGTTGGCGAGCAGACCTAATGGTAAAATCAAAACTTTCGGCGCTCGTAAGGAATCAGTTCCCAGCTTTCTATCAGGAAGAAGGCGAGAACTTTCTTGCGTTTATTGAGGCATACTACGAGTATCTAGAACAGAACGGTAAATTGACTGACGCTATCCAGAATCTTCAGTCGAGCAGAGACATCAATACAACACTTGACGAGTATATTACATACTTCCAAAATACATTATTGCCTTCTGTCCCTCATTCTGTTGTAGCCGATAAGAAACTTTTGGCCAAATATGTTAAGTACTATAATGTAACACGTGGTTCGCTTTCTTCTTATAAGTTGCTGTTCAGAACTCTGTATAATGAATCTGTAGAAGTTTATTATCCTGCTGATCAAATGCTCAAGGTATCTGATGGTGATTGGAACCTCGATAGATATCTTGTCACATCATATGACATAAACAACTATAAATTTATTGGCAGAACAATTCAAGGTCAGGAATCTCGTGCCGAGGCTCTTGTTGAGGATGTTGTCGGGCGTGTAATTCGCAACAGAGACGTGATGCAATTAATCGTATCCAAGGTGAAAGGTTCGTTCAATCACTTGGAGCCTGTTCGCATTTTGGGCGAAGCGCCGAATGGAACTGGACACTCCCCTGTGGTCGAGGCAGGCATTGCCAGATTGGAAATTGTGTCGCCAGGTGGAGAATATAATAAAGGCGATGTTGTTGAACTTTTGTCTAATGGTGTTGGCGATTTCGGTAAGGTTGTTGTAACTGATACGGTCGACCTCGGCGGATCAATCACTTTCTCTATTACGGATGGTGGTTCAGGGTACACATCTT